TGAGCACAAAGATACTTTTGTAAAAATCATTGTAGAAGAGAAGAGAGATTACGCACAGTATGAAACCCTTCTCGACAATCTCTATCATGTTGGTGTCCATGATATAAAAACTGTGGAGACACTGGTTGATACAGATGATTCTGATTCAGATATTGAAGTAAAAGATACCTTAACTTTACTTAATGAATACATTGATGATGTTGATATTTCTGTAGATAAAACCGACCTCAAGCGGCTTATGCAAACCTTATACATAGAGTCATGCGAGGTAGTATGAATGTTTATCCTTTGTTTAACAGGTAAACCAGAGAAGATCTTCTCGGTCATGGGACCAGATGAGGATCAGGTTGTTCCTATGTTTACAGAGGAAGAAGATGCCGAAAGGTATGCGTTTCTGATTGATGAGTTGAATGAACTCGATTTACCAGAACTTGATGTTATGGATGTTGATGCAGATGCTATAATGGCTGCTTGCACACACCAACAAACACAATTTGTAGTTTATGAAAAGGATGATTTAATAATCCCTCCAAGCATTTTATGATCATATTTGAAAAGGTTCGTTGGAAGAATTTCCTATCAACAGGTAATACTTTCTCTGAGATAGACCTACTCAAAAACAAAACTAATCTCATCATTGGAGCCAATGGTGCTGGAAAGTCAACCATCCTAGATGCGTTGACCTTTGCTTTGTTTGGGAGAGGGTTTCGTAAAATCAGTAAGTCTGCTTTAATCAATAGCATCAACGAGAAAGATTGTCTTGTTGAGTTGGAGTTTAGTATTGGTAATAATAAGTATACAGTTTTACGTGGTATCAAACCTAACAAGTTTCTAATCTATTTGAATGGTGAACCTTTAGATCAAGATCATACTGTAGCAATACAACAGAAAAATTTAGAACAGAACATACTACGAATGTCGTACAAGTCATTCACACAGGTTGTGGTGCTTGGGTCATCTACGTTTGTTCCTTTCATGCGACTACCACAAGTACAACGTAGAGAGATCATTGAGGATATCTTAGACATTCAGATTTTCTCAGTTATGAATGACTTGTTGAAAGATAAGGTTAGAGAGAATAGAGATGAACTTTATAAACTAGAAGGTGAATTGAATATACAGAAGCAACAGATAGATCTTCAAAAGAACTATATGCTAGAGTTGGAGAAGAAGACTCAGGCAGAAGTAGAAAGAAAGAAAAACAAGATTGTAGAACTAGAGGGTGAAGAGGTAGTATCATTACAGGCAATAGAAGAACATAACAAGGATCTTTCTAGATTGCAATTAGAATTGACTGAACTATCTAATGTATCTAAAAAATTAAAGAAGCTTTACAGTTTTAGAACTAAGGTAGATCAAAAAATTAAGAACCATCAACGTGACCAAAAGTTCTTTAATGATACAGAGAGTTGTCCTAAGTGTGGGCAGAGTATTGGTGAAGACCATAAGAAAGAAATGATTCTTTCTACAGAGATGAAGATTGCTGAACTTGATATTGGTTACGTAGAACTAGAACAGTCTATTCAAGAAGAAGAAGAAAGAGAAGCAGTATTTACTTTAATAACTGGTAAGGTTATTGATATTAATTCTACTATCAACCAGTTTAACTTTCAGATCAATTCAACTAGAAAGATAATCAAGGACATTGAGTTTGAGATAGACGAACTGAATAAAGATACTACTGATAAAAAAGCAGAGTTTGAAAAACTCAAGACCCTTATAGAATCTAGTAATGATACTAAGAACTCACTTGCTGATACTAAGAAAGACAAAGACACTTTGTTTGTTGCTAGTAAACTGTTAAAAGACAGTGGTATCAAGACAAGAATCATCAAGACATACCTTCCCACGATGAATAAACTCATCAATAAGTATCTACAAGGTATGGAGTTCTATGTAAACTTTACTTTAGATGAGAACTTTGAAGAAACTATTAAGTCTAGATATAGAGACATCTTCACCTATGAAAGCTTTAGTGAGGGTGAGAAAGCACGTATCGATATTGCTCTCTTGCTTACTTGGAGAAACATTGCTAAACTTAAAAATAGTGTGGACACTAACCTTCTTATACTAGATGAAATCTTTGACGGATCGCTTGACCAGTCTGGTTCTTCTGATCTTGGTTGGATCTTACGTAATTTCGATGATAGCACTAATGTATTTGTGATCTCTCATAAAGAATCTATGAGTGATAAGTTTGATCGTACCCTTATAGTAGAAAAACCAAAGAACTACAGTACTGTATCTGAATACTAGTGTGCCAGTTAACAAACTGGTAGTAGGGTGGTTTACTTCATGGTGTTATGGTGTAATATAGGTATATCAAACAAAGAGAAGCATGACCCTACAAAACGAAATCAAAGGTAACCTTGCTAGATTGCTTGCTACTGAGAATCTTATTGTAGAGCATCGTGCAGACATTTCAACAGCATCATTTGATGTACAGAGAAGAGTCCTTCAGTTACCTAAGTGGGATCTTGCTAGTAACACTGTATATGATATGCTAGTAGGTCACGAGGTTGGACATGCATTGTTCACACCTAATGAAGACCCATCAGAGTTTGGTGCTCCTATGGAATTCGTTAACGTCATCGAAGATGCACGTATCGAGAAGTTAATCAAACGTAAGTATGCTGGTCTACCAAAGATCTTTAACACTGCTTACAGAGAATTGAGTGACGATGATTTCTTTGGTATCGAAGGTGAAGAGTTAGACCAGTTAACATTGATTGATCGTATCAATCTTCACTGTAAGGTTGGTGCTTATGCAATGATTCCTTTTGCAGAAGATGAAGTTGTATTCGTCAAACGTACTGAATCAGCAGAAACATTTGAAGAAGTACTTGAAATTGCTAAGGATGTATATGGTGAGCAGAAAAGACAGAAAGAAAGTTTAGGCAAAGCAGAGCAAGGTCAAGAAGGATCAGGAACAGGATCACAAGATCACAGTGAAAATTCTACTTCAGCAGAACAGGAAACTGAAAGCAGTGAAGGTGGAGAAGACGGTGACCAAAGTGATGAAGGTGGTTTCAAAATATCTCAGCAACCTTCTGCTGATAATGGTGATACTACTGGTGGTATGGGTGGACAATCTTACGATGATGATGAGGTTAGAACTCAGCAAGCATTTGATGAGCAAACTGAAAGTTTAAGTCGTAAGGATTATCATGGAAGACCTAACCAGTATGTTGAGTTACCTAAGAAATTAGATATCAATAAGATCACTGTTGACTGGACAGAAATCCATGACTGGATTGATCAAAGACGTGAAGCATACATTGAAGATCAAAGAGAGTATATTGAGAAGTATTATGTTGGAGAAACTACTGGTTTCGATCAAGCAAAAACTGAGTACCAGAAGTTTCGTAAGCAATCTCAGAAAGAAGTTAACTATCTTGTAAAAGAGTTTGAGATGAAGAAATCTGCTGACTCTTATGCTCGTGCTGCTACTGCTAGAACTGGAGTATTAGACACAGCAAAATTACACACTTACAAGTACAACGAAGACCTTTTCAAAAAGGTAACAGTTCTACCTGATGGTAAGAATCATGGATTAATCTTTGTATTAGATTGGTCTGGATCTATGTCTCATTGCATACATTCAACTGTTAAGCAACTTCTTAACTTGACTTCATTCTGTAAGAAAGTTCAGATTCCATTTGAAGTATATGCTTTCACAAATGAGTGGAAGATAGTCAATAGAATCAAGAACAATCAAACAGATGATTCATACAGTTCTGGTTGGTACTACGGTAGTAGAGACTATGCTAATGCTGTAGAAGGAGAACTATTTGTTGATCCAGATGAGTTCAACATGATGAACCTAATTTCATCACGTAGCAATGCACGTGACTATGAGAGACAGTGTTTGAATGTTTGGTACGAGTCTTTTCAATATGAGTGTCGTACATTCTACAGACCTACAGAAGGTTTGCAGTTATCTGGAACTCCATTGAATGAAGCAATCATTAGTTTGAACTACATGATACCTCAGTTCAAGAAAGATAATGATCTTCAGAAAGTTAATGTAGTTATCTTATCTGATGGTGATAGCACATATGCTCAATTTGCTAAGAAGGTAATGAATCATCTAGATGAAGATGAAAAACTACGTGTTGTTTCAGTTGGTGAGTATTGTGTACTAAGAGATCGTAAGACTGGAAGAGTATATCCTCAATTCTTATCTTCTTATGTTCACGTTACTAACACCTTGATCAAACAAGTAAGAGATAGGTTCCCAGAAGTAAACATCATTGGAATCAGATTATGTAAAGGTGGCGAACTATCAAGTTTCGTATCTCGCTATGCTGATTCTACTAAGTACGATGATGTACAACAGCAGTGGAAGAAACATAAGTCTGCAATCATTCCTGATGCTGTAGCTTATTCTGCACTGTATGCTTTAAGGTTAGAATCTTTAGATGAAGAGACTGAGTTTGAAGTTGCATCTGATGCATCTAAAGGACAAATTACCAGAGCATTCAAAAAGATGCTTAAGAGCAAGTCCACCAACAAAAAAGTACTAAGTGCTTTCGCCGAGATGGTCAGTTAACAAACTGACCACTCATGGTACACAAACGTTACCACATCCCTTATACTTATATCATACACAAGAAATCCAATGCCTTTCCAAGCAAAATTTACAAACGAAGATCTCAACTCATTTTTTACAGGCAAGTCTGAGATCGATTCTAATGACGTAAAGGCTGCTGCTTCACATTTTAATGTTCAAGTCCAGAGTCTAACAAAACGTCTTAACAAACTTCCAAACTTTCAGAAAGTTTCTAGAGGCAGATGGAATCTTACTATTGCAGAAAAACTAGAAAGAGTCTATGAAGGACTACCAGCATCACCTGCAGTAGAGCAAGATCTTGTACCTCAAAAAGATCCTAACTATGTACCATTTGGTAACTTCTCTGATGTTAAGAGAATTATCAATTCCAACATGTTCTATCCAACTTTCGTTACTGGTCTATCTGGTAACGGTAAGACACTTAGTGTAGAGCAAGCATGTGCTCAACTAGGACGTGAACTTATTCGTGTAAACATTACTATTGAAACTGATGAAGACGATCTTGTGGGTGGGTTTCGCCTTGTTGATGGGGCAACTGTTTGGCATAACGGACCTGTCGTTGAAGCACTTGAACGAGGAGCAATCTTGTTACTCGATGAGGTTGACTTGGCTAGTAACAAAATCCTATGCCTCCAATCCATACTTGAAGGTAAAGGGGTGTTCCTCAAAAAAATCGGTAAAGTGGTCAGACCTGCGATAGGATTCAATGTAATCGCAACTGCTAACACTAAAGGTAAAGGTTCTGACGATGGTAGATTCATCGGTACTAACGTATTGAACGAAGCATTCTTAGAAAGATTTGCTTTGACCTTCGAGCAAGAATATCCTACTCCTAAGACTGAGCAGAGAATCCTTGAGAAGGTTGCTGCTAACCTAGGTGTACTTGACGAGAAGTTTTGTGAGAATTTAGCACAGTGGTCAGACATCATTCGTAGAACATTTAAGGATGGTGGTATCGATGAGATCATTTCGACTCGTAGACTTGTACACATTATTCGTGCCTTTGCAATCTGGAATGATCGCATGAAAGCAATCAAGGTATGTGTAAATAGATTTGATGAAGAGACTAAACAATCCTTCATTGACCTATACGATAAGATTGATGCAGATGTAGAAACTACTGAGGAGGTATCATGAATATCATTTTAGAAAGATTCCCATATCGTTATGTTGAAGACGGTGTTATTGAATTGAATGGTAAACCAGACTATCGTATTCAAAAGTTCAATGAGTATACTAGAAGGTACAATGATATGTACTATCTGGATAGTTCTATTCAATTAGACCTCGCTCTTGAGGATGCTGAATACACTAAATGGTTAGACCCTGCTGGTGTACCATGTTACGTCAAAGATGAGGCAAGACACTATGAGTAAGAACGGTTACTTGGGTCATATAGCAACCCTTAAAGATGGTAGATCAGGTAAGATCCTAGAAGGAGTTGGTTCTCCTTCTAGTCCTAGACATGAAATTATCTTGGAGTCTCTTGACGGATCGACCATAAGATGTTATCATTATGATATACGATACGTATGGAACCCTTGAAATATAATGAAAAGGAGATCTTACAAGAGGTCTCAGATTATATAACCCAGACTTACAGGGGTCACTACTCAGCAGGTAATGTTCAGACACTGGACTTGATCGACTCAGTTGGTGACGCAGAAGCATTCTGTAGGTCTAACATTTTGAAATATGCTTCACGGTACGATAGGAAGGGTACAAGCAGAAAAGATATCATTAAGATTATCCACTATGCTGTATTACTTCTTCACTTCAATGATAAGACTGCAGCAGCAAATGCTGCCCAGACTGGAGCTACCGCATTCACCGTAGATTATGATAGATAAATGAGCACAGTTAGTTTAACACGAGTTACAAAAGAAGTATTACAAAACTTCTCTACTATTAATTCATCGATAGTATTTAAAAAGGGTAATACCATCAAGACTATTGCTAATGCTGAGAATGTTTTAGCAGAGTATGAAGGTGAAGAATACTGGCCACAGGATTTTGCTATCTATGATCTAGGGCAGTTCCTTGCTGCTATCAATTCTATGACTAGTAGAGATAGTAGTGGACAGTTCAGCGTTCCACCCATGTTGGAATTCCTGAATCAGGATTACGTTAATATTCGTAATCAAGATGGTTCAGCAGTCATTAGATATTACTACAGTGATCCAGAGATTACTTTGAAGGTTGCACCTGAGTTACAGGTTAACTTTCCTGGTTCAAACATAGCATTTGATTTACCTTTTGATATGTTAAATGCTTTGCTTAATTGCTCAAGCAACATGGCACTAGGTGATATCAAGTTTGTTAGTAATGGAACTAAATCTCATATCAATTTGTGTGATGCTGAGAACGAAACAAGTAACACCGCTAAGTTCAATCCTCCAAATATTGAGAGTGATGGATCATACGATCTAACTCTTAAGATGGATAACCTTCTTGTGTATAAGAAGCAAGTGGATTATAAAGTTCGTGTTTCCGATCAGTTGTTATCTGAATGGGTTGTGACTAATATACAGGGACTTAATGAAGTACCTAAGTTGAAGTACTACGTAGCACTGGAGCCTGTTAAGTGAGCAAAGAATTCTTATGGGTAGAAAAGTATAGACCAAAGAAGATTGATGATTGTATACTCCCAGAGAGTAGCAAGAAGTCTTTCCAAGGATTTCTCAAACAAGGAGAGATTCCAAATCTTTTATTATCTGGATCTGCTGGTGTCGGTAAGACAACAGTTGCTAGAGCTATATGTGAAGAGCTTGGAGCATCCTACATCATAATCAATGGTTCTGATGAAGGAAGATATCTTGATACCATAAGGACTAAGGTACAGCAGTTTGCTACAACAGTCTCATTGACCTCTACAAAGACGCACAAGGTGGTCATACTGGATGAGGCAGACAACATGACTTCTGATGTTCAGATGATCCTTAGAGCAGCGATAGAGGAATATCATTCTAATTGCAGGTTTATATTTACTTGTAATTTTATCAATAGATTGATTGATCCTATTCAGTCTAGGTGTACTGTGGTTGATTTTAGAATCAACAAATCAGAACAACAGATTCTAAGTGCTTCATTCTTTTCAAGACTTAAAGATATACTAGACAAGGAAGGTGTTAAGTATCAAGACAAGGTTCTTGTTAAACTCATTGGAAGGTATTATCCAGATTGGAGAAGATTACTTAATGAGACACAGAGACATGCTGCTAGAGGTGCTGTAGAGTCAGATATTCTAACAGACATTAGTGATGTTAAAACTGATGAACTTATTAGGGCAATGAAGGCACGTGACTACAAGACTGTAAAGGGATGGGTGACTCAGTATATGGATCATGATCCCCATCAAGTTATGCGTAGGATCTATGATACAATGTATCAACATGCTTCAGGACCATCGATACCAAACATTGTTATTATCATAGCAAAGTATCAGTATCAAATTCAGTTCGTTGCTGACCAAGAGATTAATACTCTCGCTTGTTTAACCGAAATTATGTTAGGAGTTGATTGGAAACAATGATACCAAACGATCATTTACTATGGTTACTAAAAGAGAAGTGCTACAAGAAGGGTAAGTTTACTTTGTCTTCTGGTAGAGAAACCGATCATTATGTTAATTGTAAGAACGTAACTTTATCTGGTGATGGACTATACAATGTAGCATCATCTATGTTAGATTTTATAGATGCAGATGTAAAGGCAGTAGCAGGTTTAACACTTGGTGCTGATCCTCTTGTATCTGGTGTTGCTATGCATTCTTATCAAGCATGGAAACCATTAGATGCTTTGATAGTTCGTAAGGAACCTAAAGGGCATGGTACAGCATCACAGATAGAAGGTCCGATACCAAAAGAAAAATCTAAAGTTGTTGTCCTAGAAGATGTAGTTACTACTGGTGCATCTGCTGTTAAGGCAGTAGAAGTATTACGTGATGCAGGTTTGACTGTAGATCGTGTAGTTACTATAGTTGATAGACAAGTAGATGGAGAAGCAGATGCTACTATGTGTTCTGCTGAATTAGAACTGTGTAGTTTGTTCACGTTACATGATTTAGTATATGCCTAGCACAATCAAATCACTGAAGACACCTCTGCGATATCCAGGTGGTAAGTCTAGAGCAGTATCTAAACTGTTTCAGTTTATTCCTGACCTTAAAGGTGTGAAGGAGTATAGAGAACCATTCTTGGGTGGTGGATCTGTAGCATTAGAAATTACAAAAAGATATCCTAATATAGATGTGTGGGTTAATGATCTATACGAACCTCTGTATAATTTCTGGTCTGAATTGCAACATAGTGGACATCAACTTCAAGGAGAAATTGAAGGT